ATATCCTCAAGGGCATCGCGCATGCTGATCGTGCAGATCAGGAACACATGGCTGCCGGTATTCGCCTGCCGGATCTGGAGCTCGGTGGCGTCTTCCACGGTGATAGTTTCCCCATCCATCACGAAAGACCCGCCGTGGCTCTTCAGATAAGCCCTCTGGGCCGCGGTGTCGATATCGCAGGATCCAGATGCAAGGATGCCGGCGCGGACCAGGGTGTCGAAGTAGCCATTGATCGCAGTGGTCAGCAGCATCTTGTTGGCATACGTATTTGCGTACTTCCCGATGTAACTGTCCTCCGTAGTCTTCCGGACGTCGTGCCGGATCAGGTCCATGGTCTCGACAAGTTTGACCTTTTTGAAGGAATCTCCCTTGTCTTCGGTGGTCGTGGTGAAGGAATTGACTCCTCTCACGATCTTCACCTTCTCGCCGTCCCACATAAGGACCAGCTTCCCGGCGTCGACAGCTGTGTCAATCTCTGGCCGTGTCATTGCCGGGCATCCCTGAGCCTCCGGAATCGGAGCGTAGGTGCAGGAGATCGTCATCGGCGTGCCGGCAATGATTCCAGCAATGCGTGCGCATGCCTGTTCTGCAGTCAGCTCCGTGCCGTCGGAATCAGTGTATCCGCTGATCACATTGACGACGCCTTCATGATCTGCCACCTGGTTCGGCAGCACTGCCTTGTAAATCTTGTAGTTGTTGTCGCGCTGGGACTTGATCCAGGTCGCAATTTCTGCGGCCTTGCTGTCCGTGCTGCACGTCGGAGCGACCAGGTAATCCCAGTCGTAATTCTCCAGCTCCTTAAGCGCGTCCGCGTAGCCGGTGGCCGCCGCCACGATCACGGCGATGATCTTCTTCGGCGCGTTCTGGTAGCCGACCAGGGCCAGCTTAATGGCCTTGGTGTTCGCATCCGTCAGCCCGGACGGGATGTCCGTGCTGTCCAGGATCGTGGAGACGGTCAGCTCTTCCACGCTGGAATCGACCAGGATCATGGCGATGGTGCCTTTGTCCCCTCTCTTGATGGACGCGACGGCCTGCTCATAGAAAGCAATCGTGATATTCGGTGCTCCCATTTATTTAAACCTCGCTTTCGTTGTACTCAACTTCCAGATACCGCATGAGATCTGCGTCCTCGGTGTACCCACCGAGCTCCACGGCGTCGTAAAAGCTGATAGTTACCTGTAATTTGTCCGCATGCTCGTCTATCCAGGCCATGTCAATATTATTCACCACGATTCTGACGTGACCCTTTACTTTTACGGCATGCCCGAAGGCTTCACAGATCTGTTCGTAAACTTCCAGACAGTGCGCCTCGTCGTGAGTCTCCTCGAAATAGGTGATCCGGAACGTAAAGCCGATCTGTGTCAGATGCGGGCTCGTCTTCCGTCTCCCGTGGGAGAATATCTCAGTAAAAAAGGACGGCCTTCTATAGCCGTCCAGCGTGTCTGTTTCATAAACCGGGATTCCACTGAAGGCCTCTTGCAGCTTGGCGTTGCAGGCAGCCTTCACATCTTTGATTGTGTAAATCATAAGTTATGCCCTTTCGCCATCTTGTCCAAAAATTTCTTCAGTGCAGTCTGGTAAACTCCTCCGCCCCATTCGGCGCGAGTCTGCAGACAGTAACCTTTACCGGGTGCCCAGCCGAGTGCCTTGAGCTTAGGATTTTTGCTCCGGCTCTTTGCGGTCCTCTTTGACTTTGTGTGGTCGAGACGGCCGGCTTTATACGCGGCGTACATATTCGGGTCCGCTTTTACCGTATGGCCATTTTCAACAAGGTGCCAGTGCGGAGCTGTATTTTCAATTTCTACTCCGACCGTGTACCCTCCAAAAGCGCTCTTTTCTCTGGACCTGTGCCAGGATTCCGGTATCGGGCGTTTGCCCTGCTTATAGCTTCCAGGCATCTTGGCATTGACGTCTTTTGTGAAGACGCCTGCCAGCCTGTACACTTCCTTCTCTGTCTCATCCGGATACTTTGAAAGCATCTTCTGGAGATCATCCCGGAATTCATCCAGTCCGTCGAAGCTGAATGAATAATCAGCTGCCATAGAGCACCTTCTTGTCCTTGGATTCGGTACAGTAAACTTCCAGATATGTATTCCCTTCCATGATGTTGATGATGGAATTGATTTCAAACTGACGGTCTCCGTATACCAGCACGTCTTTTTCCGTGAGATCGCTCCGGTACCTCATCGTTACCTTGAACTGAAGCGCATTCGCTTCTCTGTAATATTCCAGGAACTCCACTCCTCGGACCGGTCTCAGCTCCGCCCACACAGTGGCGCGCTTTGCAAGGACCGCTTTTGAGGCACCGAGCTCCGTCGCCACATCAGAATAGCCGTAGATATCGATACGCTTATTCAGTCTCCCGATATTTATGCTCTTTACGAACAGAACCATTACTCATCATCCTCCTCCAGTTTCATCTGCAGCTGAAGGATCAGGCTGCCGTAGGTGTACTCCATGCGCTTTTTCTGCTGGATGTCCATCTGCATCAGCTCGCGGTTCTCGTAAAAGTTCTGTGTGATCGCATAAAGCAAGATCTCTGCGGACTGGATATCATCCGGATAGCTCCCGACCGCGTCAATGATGTACTGGACTGCGGCTCTTACGCAAATGAGCAGAACAATGTCATCATCGTCCGAATCGATCTTCAGATAATTTTTCAGGTCATCCAGCCTGTTGGCCGCGATGATCTCCGCATTTGTAGCGTCAAGGATCTCTGACCATTTCATTCTGTCACCCCTGCTGCTCTAAAAATTCGGCAATGATGTCCGCTTTCCTGGTTGCGGTAATGGTATAGCCCAGTTCCGCCGCTAAAGCCTTGATCTGGGCAATCGTCAAGGCGGACAGTTCGGACTCCGACAGTTTGCTGTCAGAGTCCGTATCTGCCTCAGCGGCGGTTATTATTCCCCCAGCGTGAGGGATCCGTAGACCCATGCACCGGAGTCCTTGACCTTGCAGTCAAGACGCTCAATGCCGCGGAACAGGGTCATATCCTGCTCAAAAGCATTGAATCCGGTAACAGAAGCGACATTGCTGTTCATGATGGTCAGCTTCTTGCGGTCGAAGATCACGACAGCTTCCTTCAGGTCGCCGATGAAGAACGGCACCTTGTTGGAAACGGTGGGAAGGATCGCGTTCGGAACGACCTTGACCGGGATATGGCGGGCGCCGACTGCCAGAGTCATGGACAGCGGAGCGTCCGGATTGAGTGCCGGCTTCAGGAGGTACTGGCCGTTCAAATCCTTCAGGGTGTCAAGGTAATTCAGACCGTCGTCGTTGGTGACGATCACGACGGAGCCCGCATAAGCTGCGCCCAGGGTGACGTTGATGGCGTGCTTGATGCTGTCAAGGCCGGTCAGGGTGGTCTCGGTGTTGGTCTTCAGCTTCGCGATGACCTGGGCATTTCTGGTTGCGACATCCTCGTCGCCGAGCCACCGGATCAGGGTGTTCGCAATGTTCGCGTCGGAGTCCTCAAACAGCTCGTTGGTGACCGGCAGGTATCCGGCGTACTTCGTAACGGAGTAGCTCAGGACCTCGAACTGCGGGCGGGCGACCTGTCCGATCTTGCCCTGCTCGGAGACGGGCTGGAAGCCGGTGTGCTGAGCCTTGGTCTGGAAGGTCCGGCGGCCGTTCGGAGCAGTAACCTCTTCAGTAGTGACCAGATCGCCCAGGCTGAACTGTGCTTCCTTGTACTTGTTGATCTTGGTCTGGATGTCCTGCGGGACGGTGTAGCCGCCGTCAGCGCCGGTGGTCTCGTTGTTTGCGGCATTGCGGAACAGGTGACGGGCCGCGTTCGCAAATTCCTTAATGGCGTCCTTCGGCTGGTCTGCCGGGACAGTGCCCTCCGGAACGGTATCTTCGACCGGGTCCGGATCCTCGATATCCTTGATCAGGTCGAACTTGTCCTGCAGTTTCTGCAGCTCGGCCTTTGCGGTCTTGGCCTCGTCGATCTTGTCGGCTTCGACGAGATTCTGAACCTCGACCTTCTTTGCGTTGATAGAGTTGAGCAGCGCAACAATATTCTTTTTCATGGTTTTAATCTCCTTCTGAGTAAAAAATTAGGACCCGAAATGTTCGAGGTCCTTTAAGAGCTCCGCCTTCTCGGCGTCGCGCTGTTTCTGGTTTTCCATGGCCGTCCTGTACTGAGCGACCATCTCCGGCGTGACTTTCAGCGTGCCG